ATATACTCTGTTGTGAGATATTATGTTGAGAAGCAGCAAAATATTTTGATAGTTGTTCCGACGACTTCCCTTGTAGAACAAATGTATAAAGATTTTGCAGACTATGGGTGGGATGTTGGTTCATACTGCCACAAAATATATGCAGGAAAGGAAAGAGAAACCGATTCCCAAGTCATTATTACTACTTGGCAAAGTATCTACAAGTTGCCTAAGCAATATTTTGCAAGATTCAATGTAGTTATAGGAGATGAAGCACACCAGTTTAAATCCAAGTCATTAATATCTATAATGACAAAACTTTTTGATGCAAAATATCGTTTTGGATTTACTGGGACTTTAGATGGAAGTCAAACTCATAAGTGGGTATTGGAGGGATTGTTTGGGCCTTCTTATAAGATTATCAATACAGATGAACTTATGAAGAAGGGTCATCTTGCCAAATTAGATATTAAAATACTTCTACTAAAACACCCACCAAATAGATTTGAAGTATTTGAAGATGAAATTCAGTATATTATAAGTCATGATCAAAGAAATAAATTTATAAAAAACTTGTCTTTAGATTTGAAAGGCAATACCTTAGTTTTATATAATCGTGTTGAATCTCATGGTGAACCTCTTTTTAATTTAATAAATAATAGCAAATCCGATGATCGGCATGTGTTCTTTATTCATGGCGGAGTGGATGTAGAGGATAGGGAAAAAGTTCGTGAAATAACAGAAAAAGAAAACAATGCAATTATTGTAGCATCTTATGGGACTTTTTCTACCGGCATCAATATTCGCAATTTACATAATGTTGTGTTTGCGTCACCATCGAAATCGAGAATTAGAAATCTCCAGTCTATCGGAAGAGTTCTCAGAAAGGGTGAGAACAAAGTAAAAGCAACTCTATATGATATTGCCGATGATATCAGTTATAAATCGAGAAAGAATTACACATTAAATCATCTCATTGAAAGAATTAAAATTTACAATGAAGAAAACTTTAATTATGAAATAGTAAACATTAAACTAAAAAAATAATGGGAGACGAGTTTTATTGTTCAATCAAGTTAGTATCTGGAGAAGAAATATTCGCATTGATCTCAGTCGATGAGAATGATGGGGATCCTATTATCATTTTACAAAATCCGGTAATAATTGAAGTTATTGAATCTCCAATGGGAATTTTTATAAAAATAAATCCATGGATGAAAATTCCTGATGATGATCTTTATATAATTAAACTTGATAAAGTTATAACAATGACTGAAATCAAAGATAAACAAACAATTAAAATGTATAACAGATACTTAAGAGATTCCAATGGAAATACTAATAATTCTGAAGATGAAACTGGAAAAGTAATTATATCTGATAAAATGGGGTATCTTTCATCAGTTGAAGATGCACGTAAAAGACTTGAAGATCTTTTTAAGTAATTAGCTATATTTTATCTTTCAACCAGACAAACCTAGTCTACAGACATTTTTGATAGTTGTCAAGCCTTCCTAAGCATGTTATAATATTAAGTAACTTAATCAATAGAAAAATGTCATGTCAAAGAAAAAGTCCGAACATTATGTTAATAACAAAGAATTTCTAGAGGCTCTCATTGTTCATAGGAATAAAGTTCAATATGCTAAAGAAAATGATTTACCTAAACCACAAATTACAAATTATCTTGGCGAATGTTTTCTGAAGATTGCAACACACCTTTCGTATAAACCAAACTTTGTGAATTATATGTTCCGTGAGGATATGATTTCTGACGGGATTGAGAATTGTGTTCAGTATATTCATAATTTTAATCCCGAAAGATCTCAGAATCCGTTTGCATATTTTACTCAAATTATTCATTATGCATTTTTGAGGAGAATTCAAAAGGAAAAGAAACAATTAGAGATTAAAAATAAAATCATTGAAAGGACGGGTTATGATGAAGTTATGATGATTGATGATAACTTGCTTTCTGGAGGAAATTCGGAGTATAATACCATTAAAGATAATATTCAATATAAGAGCAGTCGATGAAAGTTGCGATTTTAACAGATACTCATTATGGAGCCAGAAAAGGATCTAAGTATCTTCATGATTATTTTGAACTTTTTTATAAAAATATTTTTTTTCCAACACTCGAAGAATATAAAATTACTACAGTTCTTCATCTTGGTGATGCCTTTGATAGTCGTAAATCAATTGACTATCAAAGTTTAGAATGGGCAAAGAGAGTTGTATTTAATAATCTTAAGAATTACCAAGTTCATATGATCGTTGGTAATCATGATTGTTATTATAAAAATACGAATCAAACTAATTCTCCACAACTTCTTTTAAAAGACTATTCAAATATCAAAACTTATTCAGATCCATCTATTGTAAATATTGGGGGATTGGATATTGCATTTATTCCGTGGATTTGTGCGGAAAATGAGGATAAAACTAAAAAATTGATTCAAACCACCAATGCTAGAATTGCAATGGGACATCTTGAATTACGTGGATTTTCTCCTTATCGGGGGCATGTCATGGAAGATGGTATGGATAAGAATATTTTTGATAAATTTGAAAAAGTATTTTCTGGACATTACCATACTCGTTCCAATAATGGAAAGATTTTTTATCTTGGTAATACCTATGAAATGTTTTGGAATGATGTAAATGATACTCGTGGATTTCATATTTTTGATACTGAAACTTTTGAATTAACTTCAGTAGATAATCCTTATAAATTATTTTATAACATTTACTATGAAGATACTAACTATCGTCTATTCAATGCCACTGAGTATGAAAATAAGATTGTTAAAGTAATTGTTCGTAAAAAATCTAAGGTAAAGGATTTTGAAAAATTTATTGATAAACTTTACACAGTTGGAGTTCAAGAACTTAAGATTATTGAAAACTTTGATATTCAAGAAAGTGAAGAGTTTGAGGTTGATGAAGAGGAGAATACAATTTCAATTTTAAATCGTTATATTGATGAAGCGGAATTTGATTTCGATAAAAATATTATTAAGGGAATATTCCAAGACCTTTACAAACAAGCTTGCGAAGTTGAGTAATGTTTCTTCTCACTCTTAAAGATAGAAAAGATGATGGTGCATATGCGGTCCAAGACCAATATGGTGAGAAAGTTCTGTTTTTATTTGAAGAAGAGGATGATGCTACTCGTTATGCCTTGATGCTTGAGGACCAAGAAGAAAAGGAAATGGAAGTCGTCGAAGTTGATGATGAGCTTGCCATAAAGACTTGTAAGGTGTATAATTATCGATATGCAGTGATTACTCCTGACGACATTGTAATTCCACCCAAGAATGATAACATTTAAAAAAATCCGTTGGAAGAACTTTTTGAGTACTGGTAATAACTGGACTGAAATTGATTTCCAAAAACATAATACCAATTTAATTATCGGAACAAATGGTGCAGGCAAATCCACCGTATTGGATGCGCTTACTTTTGTACTGTTCAATCGCCCGTTTCGTAAAATTAATAAACCACAACTTCCTAATAGTACTAATGAAAAAGATTGTTTGGTTGAGATTGAGTTCTTGGTAAATAATAAAGAATATCTTGTTCGCCGTGGAATTAAACCAAATGTTTTTGACATTGAAGTAAATGGAGTTGTCTTACATAAAGAAGCAGATGATCGTGCTAATCAAAGAATTCTAGAAGAAAATATTCTCAAGGTTAATTACAAATCTTTTACACAAATTGTGATTTTGGGTTCAAGTACTTTTGTTCCTTTTATGCAATTAACTACGGCACATCGTCGTGAAGTAATTGAGGACTTGTTAGATATTCGTATTTTCTCTGCAATGAATGCTCTAATTAAGGATAGGATTCGTATAGAAAAAGAGCATATTAAATCTTTAGAATCTCGTAAAGAAACTCTAAAAGATAAAGAGAAAATGCAAAAGAACTTTATTGAGGAGTTGGAAAATCGCGGTAAAGAAAATATCGAAAATCGTAAAGAAAAAGTAACTCAATTGATGAACGAATCTGAAGTTCATATGCGTGAGAATTCTATTACCGAAGAAGATATTTTTAAATTCATGAAAGATCTTGAAGAAGTAACTGGCGCTGGTGATAAACTTAAAAAACTTGGAAATCTAAAAGGTAAAATCTCTCAGAAAGTATCTGCTATTATCACAGAGCATAAGTTTTTTACCGAAAATACGGTTTGCCCTACCTGTACTCAAACTATCGATGAAAGATTTCGACTAGATAAAATTGCAGACGCTCAAGATAAAGCAAAAAAACTTCAGCAGGGTTATAA